TGTATTTGCCTTGGCGGATATAAACCGACGCCGTTATACCAAGAAGTTGCAATGCAACACTGCTGTTGATGTTGCTAGCAACCTGCGATATGCTGATGCCAGCTGTCATTGCAACCGAAACGTTGTTGATCACGAGGTTACCCGAAGCTGTGATGCAGGATGCAGAGCCGCTTATTATCGGTCCGTTGGTTACACTGAAACCCTGGACCAGACGCTCTAGCTTGGTGGCATCCGCAATGACCAGCGGTGTCTGAGACTGCCAGGAATAGGCTGGATTGATATTTCCGTTGCTTTGGAAAATGCCCCAGTTTGTGCTTGCAAGGTCCAGCCAGTATGTGCCGTTAACGGTTGGGCCGGTTGGAGCGGTTGTGCTTGGAATCAGCTGATCGAGGTCTACATTTGCGCGTATAACATATGCATTTGTGGCAACACCGAGATAGGTATACAGCGTGAACAATCCCAATTCATTGAGTTCGTTGTTGTATTGTACGCTGCCAGCTGAGCTGTAAAAGGTAGGGTTACCAAAAGTTTGCAACGCATCGCGCTGGCTGGTGATAAGATATAGATCACCCGCGTTTGATGGTAATGTACCCGGCGCGATAGCAGTGGTGCTGCCAGGCTGTAGCTTGTTAGATGCCGTTGCTATAACGATTAGTGGAATTGTTCCTGGACCAGATGCACCGTATGCGCTCTGATCTACAACGCTTACCTGTACGCCTGGAGAAACTAGTGTACCTGACATGATTTACCTCGCCATGAAAATGTTTTTGTCGTAAACCTATTTATCAACACCTTGTTAAAAAGCACCAGATTTCACTGTGAGTATGTTGATCGCCAATGGCGGTTTATATAAAATATCTAGCATGACACAGAAAATCGTAGGCATTGTTGGGTTCATTGGCAGCGGAAAAGGTACCGTAGGTGATTATTTGGTATCAAAATATGGATTTAAATCAGAAAGTTTTGCCAAAAGCCTCAAGGATGCGGTTTCGGCCATATTTGGGTGGCCCAGGCACTTATGCGAGGGCGACACTGTGGAAAGCCGAACATGGCGAGAACTGCCAGATCCCTATTGGAGCCAAAAGGTAGGTCACGACATCACACCTCGCTGGGTACTACAACAAATGGGCACAGAGGTAATGAGAAATAACTTCCTAGACAACATATGGATCTGGAGCTTAGAAAAAAGGCTTACAGATTCCGTATCTCCCATAGTGATAACAGATGTTAGGTTTCCTAACGAAATCGCTGTGATTAAAAATCTAGGAGGAACCATAATTTGGGTGCGGCGAGGTCCAATGCCAGAATGGTATGGTTGTGCTGTTAATAACCCAGTACAAATGCCATTGTTATGGAAAGATGTACATCCAAGCGAATACATGTGGCTGAATCACGGACCATTTGTTGAGATAGATAATAACCAAACGCTGGTGTCGCTTTATTCTCAAATTGATGATCTCTTGGTATGAGCATTTGTTTCAGTGGCGGAGCCAAAGGTGCGGATCATGCATGGGGATTGATGGCAGCTAATGCAGGCCATGATCTCATACATTTCACGTTCCAGGGACACAAACCTGTAGAAGAACGATTCGCCAAGAAATTAACAAGAGCCGAGCTAGACGAAGCCGATCCTTACGTGGAAACCGCTGCCAAAAGCATGCGACGCCGATGGCCCAGCCAAAATCAGCATGTGAACGATCTGTTACGCAGGAACCACTTCCAGGTGCGATACAGCGAACGTGTATATGCCGTGGCAAATTTCTTACCGGATGACAAGAGCATGCTTAAGATCTCGGGCGGCACCGCTTGGGCTTGTCAAATGTTCGTTGATAGATGGTATGCGGATCGTACGCTAAAGGAGTGCGAGCTGTATTTTTTTGACATGACGTCCAATAAATGGATGCAATGGTGGGAAACCTGGATTGACATAGAAAAGCCGCCCATACCGCATGGAAGATATGCGGGTATAGGCAGCCGGGATATTACTGACGAAGGTATTAAGGCTATTTTATCCGTTTATGGATGAAGATTGAGCCCATCAAACAAGCTTCGAGCACTTGCATCGTTCCTGTCGATCAAAAACCATGCACACGTAATTTCAGGTCGTACCATTAGGACCTTGCCATTTTCCATGACCTTGATGATCTTGATTTTATCGTCTTGGGGAATGAGGTTTGCAATCTCCATGCTATCAACGAAGAACGGATAGCTAAGATCGTTCACCCTGTCGTACACGACCTGGCTATCAAGAAAGCCGGCAGCGGAGTTAATGCAGGCTGCCATTTGCTCTGCTGTTGCTCCTAGAACGATGGTGGTATTGAAGGAGTCCGCGCCCTGTTTAACACCTAGCTCTAGATACTCTTCCACAAGATCGTCAAACCCGTGCTTGGCCATCATTTGCACACCCGCATGATGGCACTGACTCATTGCCTTCCCCGGATTCATACTTGGAAGGTCGGTACGAACTAGGATGTAACAAACTAACTCTCGCTCCTCATACATATGAAGATCCCTCTTAATTATTCCTAGAGTATACACGATTAATTTGGTATTGTCAACCGTCTGAACGCCATCGTGATGCTAAATAAATAAAACGAGGTCGATCATGAAATCACACTTTGCGCATCCAATATTTCTTCAAAATGAATATATGGATCAATACATTAAATTAGTCTACAATAATACAGTCTATGACAACAAGGTTTATACTGAGAGACATCATATTGTCCCAGAAAGCCTGTTCAAGAAAAGAACTCGAAATGGACCATCAGGTTGGTTAGATGGTAATCCAAATTCAAAAGATAACATTGTTAGGTTAAGCCCCGAAGATCATTACCTAGCACATAAACTACTCACGCTGTTCACTGTGGATGACGCCAAAAAGAAAATGGCGTACGCATTGTCGGCATTCATCAGAAATAGCAGAAAACGGAAATTGACTGATGTTCAAATTCAGGAGGCAAGACAGGCTAGCTCAATAGCCAATCTCGGAAATACAAACAATAAAAATAAACATTACTACACAGATGGAGAAACACAGATGCTGTTGTATGAATCCCCAGATCCGGGATGGAAAATGGGAAAATTATCAAAAATTAGAGATTGGTGGAACAATGGTCAAGATGAGCGTATGGGAGAATATCCAGGAGACGGTTGGGTAAGTGGTAGACTAAAAAGAAAATGGTGGACAAATGGTACAACAGATGTTATGTCTATGTCCTGCCCAGGCGGCGGGTGGGTATCAGGAAGAACCGACCGGAAAAATAAACCATGGTATAACAACGGTATTGTTATGAAACAATCGTCTATCAGTCCTGGACCAGATTGGGTTAAAGGAAAATTACCTACTGATAAAAAATGGTGGCACTATCAAGGACAACGCACTCTATCAGATTACAGTCCTGGACCGGAATGGAAATTAGGATTCGGGGATAATTGGGCAAAAAATACTAGGTTTTGGCACAAGGACGGGATCATAAAAAGATCTACAGACTGTCCGGGAGATGGGTGGATAGAAGGGAAGTTAGGTCCTGGTAATCAATTGAATAAATCGTGGTATAACAATGGTGTTAAAAGCACACTTTTACATGAATCCCCGGGTCCAGGTTGGGTTCCAGGACGTCTTAAACGTAAGTAATCAAGTGTCCTTTCCAGGATTCATGCTGGGCAAATCGGTGCGAAGCAGCACATACACGGCCAAATCTTTATTATTTTCGTCCACGGCGTGATATCCTTTTAAATATTATTTCAATAGAATAACACACCGTCGACAAGTCGTCAAGAGCTTTGATTAACCTATGACAATGAGTGGTGGGCTTGATTCGTCAATGTACAGGTCAAGTTCTCGTTCCAATGCTTCACGCTCGGCAATGGCTTCCTGCTTTAACGCATCACCTTTCAATGTTGTCCCGCCGCCCGGTCCAACTATGGTGTTATACTTGCTGTATGCTTCACCTAGCTGTGTTTTGCACCAGGTCAGTGCATAGGAACGTATCCAAGGACGAACAAATGGATCCTGTAGCAGTTCGTCATCCACGCGAATGCGTTGGCACCATAACACAACGGTTTCGCCTCCTGTTGGTTTGCGTACCAGCTGCAAAACCTTGGTTACCGGATTGAAGGTGTAGTTAATGTAGGCTCCGAACATACGCCCGGCCTGCTTAAGATATTCATTAAACAACTCATATGTCAGCAAACCTGCCGTGTATCCGCCGCCCGCGCCTGCTTGCAGCAGGTACAGATTGGTATAAGCAAGCGAGAATGGATCAAGATATGTACCGCCTTGTGTTTCGCCCAATCCTCTCCGATATATTCCTCGTACCTGCACAATTTCGTCTGGAAGTGTGTATTGGTTGGTTTCATATAGAATATGCAAGAAGTAATAGGATTCCTCGGAGCTATTCCCTGCACGCTGTCGATACCTATCAAATGCAAGTGTCATTGCGTTCTCGTAATGGTCCGGATCAAGCTCTATGTCGACCATACCGCCGCCCATCATAAGACGCATCTGATCAATTATCTGTTGTCTTAGAGGTGTTGCCATGTGTTGTCCTTTTTATCAAACTATTTAGTAAGCATAGAAACATCGCGTATTTCATGAGATGCAGGAAGCTAAATATTTACAAAGAACATAGGATCAATAACATGCCGCCATTAAGCCTTTGGAGAGGTCAAGCCGTTAAAACCAATGATTACAAATTTTTTGATAGGGTCATTGCTGAAATGTATAATGTGGGCGGTACTGAATTTTACATACACAAAACCATCGGGGTATATCAACAAGATCCGGGAACAAATGACACATTACCACTTGACGTAAGCACGTCCGGCATGCCAGATCCTAACACGACGATACAGGACGTGCTTAACATGGAAAACAGGGACAGAAAATACGATCCCAATGTCTACAGCCTAAGAGGCCATTATCAGGTAGGTGACCTTGAGTTTGATCTACGACAATTTGGATTGTTCCTAAGCAATGATACTATCTTCATAACTTTCCATCTTAACAAGATGCTTGATATGATAGGTCGCAAATTGATGAGCGGCGACGTCATAGAAATACTGCATCAACGCGATGATTCGGTGTTGGGATCCGATGCTGCAATCAATCGATATTATGTTGTTGACGAGGGTACAAGACCGGCAGAGGGCTATAGTCCAACCTGGTGGCCGCACTTATGGCGCGTGAAATGCAACCCAATAACGGACAGCTCGGAGTTTAGGGATATAATGCAATCGCCATTGCTGGATGCCAGTGGGGATCCAGTTCCTGCACTTGATGGCAATGGAGGTGTTGCTACCGTTGGCGACGCGCTCAGCACAAGGGATGCCGAAAACAAAATATCGGATGCAATTGCTGCCGCAGCACAGGCCGAGGTACCGTTTTATTAC